TCCGATCATGAAATTGAAACACTATATATTGACATTAACCTAGAAATAGAAAAATATTATTCAACTCAAAGTCATTTAGGAAGGCTATACTCTATTTTATATTGGAAAAAAAATAAAATAGAAAATAATGAAACTGTAGACTTTAAAATAAACAACAGCATTGTTGAAACAATTGTAAGTTCTGCACAAAACCATTCTAATGTTGCTTTACAATTAGAAAGCATATCTTTTACCAGATATTCCCTTGATTATGGAATTCCAGAATTACCACCACACGTAGACACTAGTTTTAAACAGCCACGACTAACATTTGACGTACAATTAAAGGGAAATACTTCTTGGCCAATAGTTGTTGAAGATGATAAATATATTTTAAAAAACAATGAAGCCTTAATTTTTTCTGGAACCCACCAGATTCATTGGAGAGAAAGAAAAAGTTTTAATTCAGGTGAATATATAGACATGTTGTTGTGTCAGTTTTCAGAAGAAACAGCAGATAACAACTCTATTAGTTTAGATTTTATAAAACAAATGGACATAAAGCAAAAAACATTAAAGTTAAAGTATGAAAAGGGGTTAATTTAATGGAAACAACAACGCTAGACCAAATAAATGGATTGTCTGAAATAGCAGAGTATATGGAAGATGATGATCTTACAACTGCTTTAACTATGGTTGCAAAATTAATTGTTAAACCAGAAATACCAATTCAAGTGGCAACAGTTGAAATTGTTAGGCTTCAAGCAATTGCTGCAAAACTTTCGTTAAAAGCAACTTGGATGGCAAATGTAGATAAAGCAAACAGGGCAAAGAAAAATATATATTATACTGCTGCAGAGGCTATTAATAATCTAGTATCCGCACTTAAATATATTACGAGATAGTGTATAATTAATACAATAACAAAGGATACTAAATAATGGCTAAGAGTTTACTACAGCAAGTAATGATTAAACCAGCAAAAAATAACACAGGAATAGACTTACAAGGAATCATTGATAAAATTGAATCTGGATACATGGTTGGCAAGGTTGATAAATATCAAAAAAAGAAAACATTTGCACCATCAGGATTATCTTATGGAAGTGGGGAGTGTGCACGATACTGGTATTTAGCATTTGAAGGTGGTACATTTCAAAATACAGATACTCCATATTCAGTAGCAAATATGAGTAGTGGATCTTTATCTCACGATAGAATTCAAGATGCAATGTTAAAATCTGGTATTGCAAAAAAGTTTGTAGATGATAATGGTAATGAAACAACAGAGGTAAAACTTGTAAATTCTGATCCACCAATTTATGGATTTGCTGATGGAATTATTGAATGGAATGGCGAAGATATTGTTATTGAAATTAAAACAATGAAAGATGAGTCTTTTGAATTTCGTAAAAAGAAAAATGCTGGAGCAAATTATCATATAGTTCAGTTACTTATTTATATGAAAATATTAAAACTTGCAAAGGGATTGCTAATATATGAAAATAAAAATACTCACGAACTTTTTGTAATTCCAATTACTGTTAATGATTATTATAGACAATGGATTGATAATGCTTTTAACTGGATGCGAGAAGTTCGTCAAGCATGGGAAAATAAAACTATTCCAAAAAAGAATTATAGAAATAACTCTAAAGTCTGCAAAGCATGTCCACTACAAAAAGACTGCGCCTTAGCAGAACCTGGAGAGATAAAGATCGCTTCTCTGGAGGAATTGAGTGAAACTATGTGAGTGGTGTGAAAATGAATTTTTGCCCACAGTAACATATCAAATTTATTGTAGTTCAGAATGTAGATCTGAAGCAACAAAAATTAAAATTGCAGAAAAGCAGGTAATTAATAAACGCAAAAAAAGATATGGTAAAGAAAGAAAATGTGCTAGGGGATGTGGAGTAGTTCTTTCTGCATACAATGACTCTAACTATTGTGATAACTGTGCAGTTGATAATAAAAAGGTAAGTAAGGCTTTAAAAGAGTTAAAAGGATTGATAGATTATGACGATAAGCGTTAAACCAGCAAAATTTGTTGCTATTGATGCAAGTACAAATAGTCTTGCTTTTGCATTATTTGAGTTTGAAAAACTTGAGATTGTTGGTAAGATAGCATTTGAAGGAAACAGTATTTATCAAAAATGTATTGATGCATCCAAAAAAACAAAGGCTCTTTTAGACTTAGATATTTTTTTAAATTCATCAGTTATTATTGAGCATACAGTTTTTATGAATAGTCCTAAGACTGCTGCAGACCTTGCAATGGTACAGGGCGCAATTATTGGTGGGGCTGGTAATGCTGGAGTGATAGAAGTAGGTAAAGTATCTCCCATAACTTGGCAAAATTATATTGGAAATAAAGCATTAACTAAAGAACAAAAACTAGAAATTAGATCAAAAAATCCAGGAAAATCTGATGCTTGGTATAAGTCTTTTGAAAGAAATTTTAGAAAACAAAAAACGGTAGACTTAATAGAAATACATTATGATAAAATAATAGAAGATTATGATGTAGCAGATGCTTGTGGCATTGGGCATTGGGCTTTAAATAATTGGGATAAAGCGATAGGGAGTTGACATTTAGAGTCTATGGGTGCTAAACTATATAAAAATGAGGCTTGGCTAAGAAAGCGGTATATATTAGATAAAAAGTCTGTACAAGAGATTGCAAAAGAATGTGATACAAGTGCAGAAACAATCTATCTTTATCTTGCCAATTATAAACTAAGGAAGTCTAAGCGTGACTAATGATCTTAGAATTACGGTAGATCAGGTAAATCATCCTGAACACTATACTTCAGACCCTTCTGGTATTGAGTGTATTCAGATTACACGTCATCGTAATTTTAATATTGGAAATGCCTTTAAGTACCTTTGGAGAGCAGGACTTAAAAATGAAGATAAACATGTAGAAGATTTAAAGAAAGCAATTTTTTATATTCAAGATGAAATAAATAGAATTGAAGGAAACTATTAATGTCTTCAGATATTGAAATAATAGAGCATCTTGATGAGGTTAATAATGTTGTTGCAGAATATTTAAAGGGTAACGATCCAACTAAAATTTCTAAAGATTTACAAATGCCAAGAACTAGAGTGGTTGCACATCTAAATGAGTGGAAAGCAATGGTGTCTGCAAATGACGCTATTCGCTCTAGGGCTAAAGAAGCGCTTGCAGCAGCAGATGCACATTATGGAAAACTTATTAGCAAGTCATATGAAGTTATTGATGAGGCTACACTAAATAACAACCTTAGTGCAAAAACAGCAGGTATTAAACTAGTATTAGATATTGAATCAAAAAGAATTGATATGTTGCAAAAGGCTGGATTGTTAGAAAATAAAGAACTAGCAGAAGAAATGATAGAAATTGAAAAACGACAAGAAGTTTTAATTGGAATACTTAAAGATATTGCATCAAAGTATCCAAATATACGTGATGAGATTATGTCTAAGTTGTCTGAAATTTCTAGACCAAGTGAGGTAATCACAATTGTCCACGATGTTCAATGATTTTTTTGAGGCTTTAGATGATAATCCATTTGAAGAAACACCAGTAGACACAAGAACGTTTGTACAGTCATTAGACTATTTAGGACAGCCACCACTATCAGAAATACAATATGAGATTGTAGATGCAATGAGTCAAATCTACAAAAAACAGGATCTTGAAAGAATAATGGGTCCTGTTGAAGGAGCAAGATACTATGACAAATACACAAAGAACGAAATTATTTTACAACTTGGGAAGGGTAGTGGCAAGGACTTTACTTCGACTGTGGCTTGTGCCTATATTGTTTATAAGTTACTTTGTCTTAAAGACCCCGCGAAATATTTTGGTAAGCCGTCTGGGGACGCTATCGACCTTATTAATGTCGCTATCAACGCCCAACAAGCAAAGAATGTGTTCTTCAAAGGATTCAAAACAAAAATAGAAAAATCTCCTTGGTTTGCAGGCAAATATAATGCAAAGGTAGATTCTATTGAGTTTGACAAATCTATTACAGTTTACTCTGGACACTCTGAAAGAGAGTCACACGAAGGTCTTAATTTGCTTTTAGCAGTTCTTGATGAAATTTCTGGTTTTGCTAGTGAGGTCGGAACTGGAAATGAGCAGGGTAAAACAGCAGATAATATATATAAAGCGTTTAGAGGAACAATTGATTCTCGTTTTCCAGATTTAGGGAAAGTTGTTTTGCTTTCATTTCCTAGATATCAAGGTGATTTTATTTCACAAAAATATGATAGTGTAATTGCAGATAAAGAGGTTGTACATAAATCTCATAAGTATATAATTAATCCACTTCTTGGAGATACTGCAGACAATACATTAGAAATTGAGTGGGAAGAAGATCATATTATTTCATACAAGTTTCCTGGAGTATGGGCACTTAAAAGACCAACTTGGGAAGTAAATCCAACTAGAAGCATTGAAGATTTTAAGATTGCTTTTTATAATGACCTTGGAGATGCAATGATGCGTTTCTTATGTATGCCAGTTTATTCTTCAGATGCATTTTTTAAACAAAAAGAAAAACTGGAACACTGCATGACATCTCGTAATCCAGTAGATGAGTTTAGAAGATTCGATCCTGGATTTATTCCAGATCCAAACAAAACATATTATGTTCATGCTGACTTAGCACAAAGACACGATAAGTGTGCAGTTGCAATAGCACATGTTGAAAAATGGATTAATCTTCAAGTAATTAAAGATTATGAGCAAGTTGCTCCAATAGTGGTTGTGGATGCAGTTGCTTGGTGGGAACCTAAAAAAGAAGGACCAGTTAATCTTAGTGAAGTAAAAAACTGGATTATTAATTTAAGAAGGCTTGGATTTAATATTGGTAAAGTTACATTTGACAGATGGCAGTCGTATGATATTCAGCAAGAACTTAGAGCAGTAAGTATAGATACTGATACAGTTTCAGTTGCTAAAAAACATTATGAAGACTTGGCAATGTTGGTTTATGAAGAAAGAATTGTTATGCCACAAATACCATTATTATTAGAAGAATTGTCAGAACTTAAGATTATGAAAAATAATCGTGTAGATCACCCCAGAAAATCTTCTAAGGATTTAGCAGATGCTGTTTGTGGTGCTGCATTTGGAGCGATATCTTATACACCAAAAGATAATAATTTAGAAATTGATGTTTATACTTGGGCAGATGCTAATAGAGAAAGAATGCGTCAAGATATGAAAAAACGTGAGGCAGAAAGAAACAATGATATGCCAGATGATGTAAAACAGTTTTTAGATAAGTTCAATTTGCTATAGATTGCGACATCTGCTATAATAGAATTCTGGCGAAAAGTCAGATAAATAACGAAAACAAGGAGAAATGAATGAAATCATTCAAGAAGATCGCCCTCATTGTGTCTGCAGCACTTTTGGGTTCAATGGCAGTTGGAACTCCAGCACATGCTAACGTTCCTACCGTTGTTGTTTCTGTAAACACAGTTGCAGACAACGATGCTAATACAATCGCAGGTGCTGCGGTTGCTGCAGTTCCAGCAGACAATAAGGTTGAGGCAGCAGATGCAGTTGAGTTTGCTCTTACAAATATTGTTGCAGGAACATCGGTTGTTGTAACAACAGCAAAGGCTACAGTTGTTTCAGCACTACATACTGCTACAGTTCCAGTTACTGCAAAGTCTGGTTCTTCTACGCTTACTATTAATGTTGGTACTGGTACAACAGCAAAGTTTTTTGTTTATACAACAACTACTGAAGTTGGAACAGTAACAATTGTTAACGGTCCAAATACCCTTACATATTATGTAAAGGGTACAGCAGGTGGAGCATACAACATTGATGCTACAGTTAAGTCTGATGTAAGCACTGCAAGCATTGTAGAAAATACAGTTAAGGTAACTGACATCTTTGGCAATATTGTTGCTGGAGTTACACCTACTGTTACCGTAATTGGTGCAACAATTGAAGTTGCTGCCACAGCATCTGATGCAACAACTGGACTTTCTAAGTTCAGCACAAAGTATTCAGCAACTGCTGGACAGGCTGCTGTAAGCATCGCACTTCCAGGTGCAATTACTGATGTTGATGGTCTTGATGCTGCAAAGAAGTCAACAGTTAAGTTTGTTACTGTATCTGACCTCGCTTCTGAGGTAACAAACCTAAAGGCTGTTGCTGCTAAGGCTACAGAAGAACTTGCTGCAGAAAAGACTGCACACGCTAAGACAAAGGCAGAACTTGCACAGGCTCTAGGTAGTGTAGATCTCGTACAAAAGACTGCTGCTACAACAAAGGCTGCGCTTGATGCAGAACTAGCAAAGGCTAAGGCAGATCTTGCAAAGGCAAACGCTGCTCTTAAGTCACTACAAAAGAAGTATGCTGCTCTTCTAAAGAAGACAAAGTAATACTACAAAATCAAGGGGCAGGTTGAAATATACCTGCCCTTTGTGCTATAATAATATAGTATCCGCCTAACGGGGATATAAATTAACTCGCTGAAAAGGAGAAAGAAATGGTAAAAACGCTTGCTATGGATC